TTCGGGTCAAGTTGAAGTAACAATTCGTTACAACCAGAATGATATGAACATTGGTACAAGTACAGCTTACCCATACGGTAACTTTGACTAATTAATCCGAGGGGCTTCGGCCCCTTTTTAAAATTTAGGAGATTAATATGGCACAAAGCCCAAGTGGAATACCGAATACTAATAATTCGGTGCAATCGATTAGCCGTGAGTCTAGAACTGAACCATTTGATTTACAGGTTTCTCGTAATCAGATTTACGGTCATCAAACATTAAGTCTTTTTGGTTATCAATCTGCTGTCGGGAATACAAAAATTCCTGTTTGGGAAAATGCCACTACGTATACATACATTACAAGTGCATCTACATTAACATTAGCAAGTTCTTCAGCGTCAGACGATACTTTAGCAAACATATTAATTAACGGTCTTGATGCAAACTTTAAACCAATTTCTGAAACACTTACATTAAACGGTGTTACAGGAGTTACAACTATCAATAGTTATTTTCGTGTAAACAGTTTATTAATGGTTTCACCGGGTACAGGACAAACTACCAACGTAGGAACTATTACTTTAAAGCAATCATCAAATATTGTTGCCCAAATTAATGCGGGTATTGGTAAATCACAAAGTACTGTATATACTGTGCCAGCAGGATATTCTTTTTACTTAGATTTTGCCGAAGTAAATACATCCAATAGTTATACATCGTCAAATATTGTTACTTATTCAGTTCAGGCAATTAATAACAATACGGGTGTAAAACTTCAAGTATTACAACAACCATTTGTGTCTATTTATACAGCAAATAGATCATCTGACCCATATCTTTATTCAGAAAAAACTGATGTCCAATGGCAATTAGTTACAAGTACCGCAACTACTATTGCGGCTGGCATTATTATTGCTGGCAAACTTATTTCTAACGGATCGTAATGTGGCTACCAAAAAGAAAACCCCTAGTTTAGCCATTGGTAGAGGTGAGAAATTACCTGCATCCAAAGGTGCAGGATTAACTGCTAAGGGTCGTGCAAAATACAATGCGGCTACAGGTTCGCATTTAAAGGCACCACAACCCGAAGGTGGCGCTAGAAAACGATCTTTTTGTGCAAGAATGAGCGGTATGCCAGGACCGATGAAAGACGAGAATGGCAAACCAACACGTAAAGCAGCAAGTTTAAAGAGATGGAAATGTTAATATGAGTGAACATATAAATAACACAGCAAAAGCAGTAGGTGACATAGCTTCTATAGCAACAGTAATTGGCACTCTGATGAATATATTGCCGGCTATAGCTGCTTTATTTACAATAATTTGGACGGCTATACGCATTTATGAAACCGTGACAGTACAAAAAATGTTAGGTAATAAAGATGCCAAGCACAAGTAAAAAACAACATAATTTGATGGAAGCGGTTGCACATAGTCCGGCATTCGCTAAAAAGGTAGGGATACCACAGTCAGTAGGTAAGGACTTTTCAACCGCCGATAAAGGCAAAAAATTTACGAAAGGTGGCAACACTATGGCAACAAATCCAGCGATGTTAAAACGTATGATGATGGCTAAAAAAGCAGGGTCTATGGGTTCAGCCCCTGCCCCTGCCGCAGCCGCACCAGCAGCCCCAGGAATGGGAATGGGAATGAAAAAAGGAGGAAAGACCGTGAAGAAAATGGCAAGTGGTGGTATGGCGAAAGAAACTATGGGCTCTGTAAAAACTAATACTAAAGCTGCTCATGGCGACGGTATTGCCGAACGTGGTAAAACTCGTGCGATGATGCCTAAAATGGGTGGGTCTACAACTGGTATGAAAAAAGGCGGAATGGCTAAAAAAGGTAAATGTTAATCATGGAACATAAACATAAAATAGAACACGATAAAAAACATGCAGCTGGATACCAGCATGAGCAAGAAAAAGTTGCTAAACATAGCGCGGGCCATAAAATGCACCATGACCACGTAAAAGCTATGTGTGGTGGGGGCATGTCTAAGGGTAAGAAGTGAAAGCTTCTCGCGGAATGGGTGATATTAACCCATCTAAAATGCCTAAAGCTAAAACGATTGTCCGTAAGGATGATCCGAATGACGTTACTATGTATAAAAAAGGTGGTAAGGTTTGGGATAAACCTAGACCTAAAGATTTAGGTAAACCCAAGAAGATGAGCTCAGCTAAAAAATCTGAAGCTAAAGCATCGGCTAAAGCAGCTGGGAGACCTTACCCTAACTTAATCGATAATATGAAAGTGGCGAGAAAAAAATGAACTTATTTGAAAAAGCAATTTATTTTGCAAAGAGCGTTGGTCATTCTATAGAGAGTGAAGAACATAAATTAATTAATGAGTTTATCTCTTACTTAGGAAGCGAAAAAGTAATTTCTGGGTTTTCAGATTCGCCGGTTATAAAACAATTTGCAGCTACAATTGCTCCACAACCAGACTCAACTCCCGCTCTTGTTGCTCCTCCGACTATTATCATCCCTGAAGAAACACCTGCGCCTGTAGAAACACCTGCGCCTGTAGAAACACCTGAGCCTGTAGAAACACTTGCGGCGGGTTAATAGATGAGTACTTCTGGGTTAACTACGTTTAACCTTGACATGGGCGACCTTGTTGAGGAAGCTTTTGAACGATGCGGTACGCAATCACGTTCTGGATATGATTTTAGAACTGCCGCCCGTAGCGTTAACCTATTGACAATCGAATGGGCAAATCGCGGTATTAATCTTTGGACTATCGAACAGGGTCAAATCCCTATTAATATTAATGCTGGGCAGATTAGTTATCCGATCCCAACTGACACAATAGATTTGTATGACCATGTAATTCGTCAAGGTGTAGGGCAACAACAAGTAGATATTAACATCACCCGTATTTCAGCCGACGTATATCTTACAATACCTACTAAAAACGCTACTGGTAGACCTATTCAAGTCTGGATAGATAGGCAGTCAGGTAACGTAGATTCAACTGCTGTAACCACCTTATCGCAAGCCGCAAGTGCAACTGATACAACTTTGTACGTTACATCCACTGCTAATATGCGTAGTCAAGGCTATATCAATATCGATGGTGAGACTATTCTCTATCAAAATATAGGTACAGCTAACGGTGGTAATGCTAATCAGCTACTTAATTGTTATCGTGGTATGAACAATACGACTGCTACATCTCATACTTCCGGCGCGAGCCTGTACGTAAATTACCTACCAAACATTAATATTTGGCCTACTGGTGTGCCAGGGACTCAGTACAATTTTGTTTATTGGCGTATGCGTCGTTTGCAAGATGCAGGAACTGGTCTCATCAACCAAGATATTCCGTTTCGCTGGATTCCTGTTATGGTGGCTGGACTATCATTCTATATATCTATGAAACTTATAGGCGTTGATCCGCAGCGTATTCCAATGCTAAAAAACGAATATGAACAACAGTTTCAATTTGCGCAAGATGAGGATAGGGAAAAAGCTTCGTGGCGTATTGTGCCTCGCAACATGAACTATTATAGGTAAACCATGGCTAATAAGTTTGCTTCTGGTAAACACTCGATTGCCGAATGCGACCGTTGTGGGGAGCGTTATAAATTACATATGTTGCGTACTGAGGTACTTAAAACACACCCATACAAGATAAAAGTATGTAAACAATGTTGGGATCCAGATCAACCGCAATTACAGTTGGGTATGTATCCAGTTTATGATCCACAAGGTGTACGTGAACCAAGACCAGATGTATCGTATTATTCGTCAGGCACTACTGGACTATACATAAATCCAACGGCAAGTAACAATGTAAACAATGCCGGATATCCGTCTGATGGTAGTAGAAATACACAGTGGGGTTGGAATCCAGTAGGAGGAGCAAGAGGATTTGCCGATGCTTTTGTTCCAAATGACTTGAATTTAGTGATTACAATAGGTACAGTTACTGTATCAACAACTTAGGAGCATTAAAATGGCTAAAGCAATGAGTGAAAAAGAAGATATCAAGCAAGATAAAGCTATCGTTAAAAAAGCTTTTAGTATGCACGATAAACAAGAACACGGCGGCAAACACACGGACTTATCTAAACTTAAAAAAGGTGGTAAAGTTAAGAAGATGGCTAAAGGCGGTGTGACAGGACAAGCTATGAAAGCTATGGGACGTAACCTTGCGCGCGCACGTAATCAAAAACCTGGGAGCAAATAATGGCTACTAAAATTCCAGCAACTACTAAAAATAGCCCAGCTATTGCTAGACCAAGAGAAGTGCATAATAACGATGCAACGGCTTATGCTCCACCACACAAAATGACTGGGGAAAAAATTAGCCCTAAAACAGATTCTTTTGTAACTAAAGATCCTAATAAATTAACTGCTGGTGAGCTTGGATTTAAAGAAGGAACACCTCGCGTTAGCATGGGCGACCCTGGTAAAGATAATGTTAAACATGATGGCATTGAAATGCGTGGTGCTGGCGCAGCTACTAAAGGGCGTATAAGTCGGGGACCGATGGCGTAATGAACTACGAACAATTGTTTAACACTATTCAATCGTACGCTCAAAATACTGAGTCTACGTTTTTAGCTTACATTCCTACATTTATTCAGGAGTGTGAGGAGCGTGTTTATAATTCTGTTCAGTTTCCATCGCTACGGTCAAATAAGACGGGTACATTAACTGCGTCTAATCAATATCTGTCTCTACCTAATGATTATCTATCTACGTACTCTTTAGCTATCATCGATCCAATTACAGGTAACTACACATACCTTTTAAATAAAGACGTTAACTTTATTCGTGAACTCTACCCAAATCCTACAGTAACTAGCCCGCCTAAATATTATGCGTTATTTGGTAATCAGTACTCAAATCCAAATGAACTTTCATTTATTTTAGGCCCTACACCAGATAAAAGTTATTCAGTAGAGATGCATTATTTTTATTATCCACCTTCTATTGTTCAAGGAATTATTACAACTATTAACTTAACCAATGTAGGGACTAATTATATTCCAGGATTTTATCCAAACGTACCATTTCAATACGCTAGTACAAGCGGAAACCAATCAGGAGTTGGCGGGTATGGGGATGTACTGGTTGGAAATACTGGAACTATTGTTTCTGTTAGTCTACAAAACGGGGGCAGCTTTTATCTATCTAATGATATTTTAAGTGTAAATACTTCTTATTTAGGTGGTAGTTCTACAGCTTCTGGATTTAGCTTTACTGTAAACACTACAAATAACTCTAACGGTCAAAGCTGGTTAGGCGATAATTTTGACCCGGTCCTTTTATATGGCTCAATGCGTGAAGCGATGATCTTTATGAAGGGTGAACAAGATATGGTCTCTTACTACGAAGATAAATACAAAGAGGCTCTTCAATTAGCTATTAGGCTTGGTAATGGTATGGAGCGGGGTGATGCGTACCGAGACGGCCAGACTAAACTTAATACTAATCTTAGAGGGAATGTTATAACATGATTACCCAGACATCATGCACAGTATTTCAACAGAATTTATTGAACGGCAATGAAAACTTTACTACTGGGTCTTATAAGATTGCTTTATATACAGCACTGGCTAATTTAAACCAGCAAACCGCTGCCTATACAGCTACAAATGAAGTTGTAGGAACAGGGTATACGGCGGGCGGAAAAACATTAGTTATATCAAATACACCCACACAAAACACGCAATACAATGTAACTTATGTATCTTTTAATAATGTAGTTTGGAACCCCGCGAGCTTTACTGCAAGAGGCGCGTTAGTCTATAATGCAACTACAGGTGCAGCATGTTTTGTTTTAAATTTTGGATCAGATAAAATTTGTACGACTAGTTTTACCGTGCAATTCCCAACAGCAGCATATAACAGTGCGATTTTAACTATTGGCACTAATACAAGCAGTATTAACTATAGCAGCCCAGATTAGGAGAAATTATGATTAATGAATTAGGAAGCTGTGGCGATAACGCTGTAGCAACATTACAAGCAAACGTGACCATTCCAGAAACTGTTGGGATTGAAGGTTATTGGAAAGCAGAGTGCCGTGATGCAAATGGTAATCTTAAATGGTCTGAAGAGTTTCCAAATTTAGTAGTTGCTGTTGGTAAACAGTTAATGGTAGATACCTTAATGAGGGGTTCTTCTTATTCTGTTACTGGACCTTACCTTGGATTAACAAACGCCTCTTTAACGCCCGCTGCAACAGATACAATGACTACCTTAGTTGGTGGTGGTAAAGAGTTTACCGCATATACAGTTGGTGGCTCTGCGGTGCGTGGTACTGCGGTGTTTGCTGCATCTACGTCAACAGGTTCTACACCTTCTAACGTCACATCATCAACTGCATCTTCGATTACTTACACTATTACAGGTTCTGGCGGTACGATATATGGCTGTTTCTTAGTATTGGGTACAGGTGCGGTTAGTACACAAAGTAACACAGGCGGTACGCTATATTCTGAAGGCAATTTTAGCGTAGCAAAAACGACAACTGCTGGTGATACTGTAAGTGTAACTTACTCAACCACTTTGACTTCGTAGGTTATTGATTTATAAATAATTTTTATGTTTTATACATACGCCCACTATACTCCAGAAGGACGCCTATTTTATATTGGAAAAGGCAAAAAAGATAGGGCGTATGCAAAAATTGGAAGAAATACACATTGGCGTAATGTTGTAAATAAGTACGGTAAACCTAATGTTAAAATACTTGCTAATTGGGATACGGAAGAAGATGCTTTAGACCATGAACGTATATTGATTTCTTGTTTTCGTGATTTAGGTTATAAACTATGTAACCTTTCGGATGGTGGTAAGGGTAATTCTGGAATTGAAATGACAGAAGAAACTAAATTAAAAATTAGTTTATCCAAAAAAGGCACACCTTCTTGGAATAAAGGCATACCTTTAACTGAAGACTGTAAACAAAAAATTTCTCAATCTTTGTCTGGACGTAAGGCTTGGAATAAAGGGGTCGAATGTCGTTTAGAAACAAAACAAAAACTTAGTTTGGCGGGTTTTGGTAATAAACGAGCACTGGGGCATAAAGTATCAAAAGCGTCAAAAAAATTAATGGGGTTAGCTAATTTAGGCAGACCAACATCTGCTAAGCAAAAAGAAGCCGCACAAAAAATATTTTTAGGTAATAAATATGCCTCTGGTAATACCGCCCAACGCAAATGGATTTGGATTGGAACAAATATTCTTACTGGTGAAGTAGTTAAGTTTATCGGTCAACAGGCAATGAAAGAAGCTGGAATACAGCACGCTAATGTTATAAAATGTATTAGCGGTCATCGTAAATCTCATAAGGGATATACATGGCATAGAGACCCTTGGGAGAATTAATAATGGCGTTAACATTAAAAGACCGTGTACTAGAAACAGCCTCAGCACCAGGCACAGGCTCAGTATCTTTACTTGGGGCTGTTACAGGCTATCAGTCATTTTCATCTGCGATTGGTAATGCGAATACTTGTTACTACACGATTGCCGACCAGTCAGGTGCTAATTGGGAATGCGGTATTGGGACATACACATCGTCAGGAAATACGCTTGCTCGTACAACGGTATTGTCATCTTCTAATGGTGGCTCTTTAACTAACTTTGCATCAGGGACACAAAACGTCTTTGTAACTTATCCTAGTGAGAAAGCGGTTTATTTAGATGCATCAGGAAATGTACAACCGTCTTTAGGAACGGCAACATTTAGTTCTATTACCGACTCAGGATTAACTGCTGGTCGAGTAAATTACAACGGCACAGGCGGTCTTTTAGTAGATAGTGCTAATCTTACTTTTAACGGCACAACTTTAACGGCTAATACGCTTAATTTAACAAATGCTCTTGGTGTATCTTATGGTGGTACAGGATTAACAACATTAACATCAGGATATATTCCTTACGGTAATGGTACAAGTGCTTTTAGTTCTAGTTCTAATTTATATTTTAGCGGAAGTAATTTAGGTATAGGTACAAGTAGTCCTAGTGCAACACTTCATATAGTTTCAGCGGCATCAACAGTATACACAATTTTTGATGCTCCAACCGCAGGATATTGTTTAAGTTCTTATAAGTATGCAGGAACACAATATGGTGCTATTGGTCAAGGTGCTTCTGTTATTACTGGTGGCGGAACAACTAACTTTGGTATTGCTTCAAACAATTCGCTTTTATTTGGTATAAATGGTACAACAGAAGCAATGCGTATTGACTCTAGTGGTAATTTGTTGGTTGGTACTACAAGTCAAGCAAGAAGTGGGGATAGATTATCGGTATATGGTTCTGGTACACAAATTGCCACATTTCAACAGTCAACAAATACTTCTGGTTATAGCGCAATTTCTACTATTATTCAATCAAATGGCAATAATACAAGCACTTATCATTTTTGGGGAAACACTAGCGGAGTTGGGAATTGGTATCTTTACGGAAACGGAACAACGTCTTTTAGCTCCGATGAAAGGTTGAAAAAAAATATTACTACAGCTCGAAATGGATATATTGATGATTTATGTAAATTACGAGTCGTTAAATACAACTGGAAAAAAGATGCAGAAGGCACTCCGCAAGAGTTGGGTTTAATAGCTCAAGAAGTAGAGCAAGTTTTTCCTGCTTTAGTACAAGATGATTTAAATCCAATTGAAGAAAATGGCGAAATTTATAAACAAGTTAAACAAAGTGTTTTGCCTTTTATGTTACTAAAAGCAATTCAAGAACAACAAGCAATTATTGAACAACTCAAAGCAAAGGTAGGTTTATAAAATGGCAACAACAATTAACTGGACTATTGACTGGATGGACGCATCCACACAAACCATTAATGGACACTCAGAAGTCGTATTGACTGCTGGATGGAGATGTACTGGCACAGAAGCTAACACAGCAACTCCACCTGTTACATTTACAAATAGCATATACGGCACTTGTACATTTCCTCAACCTGCTGAAGGGGGTTCTTTTACACCTTACGCACAATTAACACAATCACAAGTCGTTGGATGGTGCTGGGAAAACGGTGTTAATCAAGAAGCTACTGAAACCGCAATCAACAACAATTTAACATTGCAGATTAATCCACTAGTAACACAACCACCTTTGCCTTGGTCTAATTAATTTTTTAACATAACTGGAGAAATAAGTGGAAATCAAACTCACACTAGCAATTGAAGAAGTACAAGCATTAATGAACCTTATGGGCGACACACCTGCAAAAATGGGCTATTTTCCATTGATGATTAAGGTTAAAGGACAAGCTGATTTGCAAGTCCCACAAGAGCCACCTAAAGAGGCTGAACAAGCCGTGGCTTAAATATGTTTGGACTCTCTGCTTTTGCACAAAGACCATTTGCGACATTAGTAGGGAGTGTCTACGCTTTATCACAATTAGAAAATGTTAATTTAACGGATTCGAGCGCACAAGCTAGTGCGTTTTTGGAAAGCCTAACAGAAAATATTTCTCAAGTATTTGATGTTCAAAGCGAACAAGATAACTTCTTTGAGGGTATTGTAGAAGGCATTTCACAAGCCGATGCAAGTACCCAAACGTCTAACTTTTTAGAGTCATTAACAGAAGTAACAACCCTTGCTGATGCCGAGTCTATACTTGCTCAGTTTAGCGTAAGCAGGTCGGAAAACATAAACCCTGCTGATTCCGAATCCATAACAGCGCAGTTTAGTTCTAGCCAGTCAGAAAACGTAACACTAGCGGATTCCAGTACACAAGCAAGCGCATTTTTAGAAAGTTTAGCTGAATCAATCACGGTTGCAGAATCAGAATCCATAGCGGCACAGTTTGCTCAGTCGCTATCGGAAAACATAAATCCTGCCGAAGCAGAATCAATCGTTGCTAGTTTTGCATCAAGTATTACAGAAAACATTGCGGTAGCGGACAATATTGTTATTGGTATTGCGTTATTCTTTACCATATTAGAAAATATAAACACCGCAGAATCTGAAGCGATACAAGCTAATTTTCCGCTTACCGCATCAGAAGTATTAACAATAGCGGAAACAGAAGGTATAACTGCACAATTTAACCCATCAATTATTGAAGCGTTATCTATTTTAGACTCGCAATTTGTGGCTGGATGGATTAGAATTAATGATAATCAAAATGCAAGCTGGGGCTTTAGAAATCAAGTAATTAATGAAGTTGCTACATTTGCAGGGTTTACGTTTGGTGGTGCACCATTTGCAGGATATTTAAGTTTTACTGGCATGGTGTCAAGCCCAATATTAGATCAAAATACACCAAACTGGGCGCAAATAAGTAATAATCAAACAACAAACTGGATACCTGTAAACAATACACAAGGATAAATTATGGCAGAAAGTTATTCAACCTCATTAAAACTAACCATAATCGGTGCTGGTGATCTCGCTGGTACTTGGGGTAATGTTACTAATACAAATCTTGGGACTTTACTTGAACAAGCAATTACTGGTGTGCAAGCCATTAATATCTCTGGGCTTAGTTCTTATACATTAACTAATATTAATGGATCATTGGATGATGCAAGAAATGCGGTTCTTGTATTTCAAGGTGCAACTCAGGCATGTACAATTGTCTGCCCAGGCGGTTCAGCAAATAAAGTGTATGCGATTGTTAATCAAGGTTCTTATAACATAGTAATGTCCGCATCTGGCGGTAGCCAAACATTGACTATTCCAGCTGGTATGACAGCGCAAGTTTATTTAGATGGATTAAATGCAACAGGTAGTGGAGTTGGTGTATATTCATTATTAAATGGAGTTCCTGGCAGTTTTACTG